ATGTTGTATTTCTTCTACTTTTATTGTTGACATAGTAATTAAAAACGCATTATTTGTATTTTACCCTCTTAACTAGGTTTTGTCGGCCATGTAATGTTATCTGGGTCGGATTGTGTTGGCACATCTCTAAGAGCTTGTCGATAGGTTTTCCATTCATCACTTACAGCAACTCCTGTTTCAGATGCTTTTGTAATAAGCCAATCTGTCTCTATAAGCAAACCGTTCCTTTGTGTTCGTACATTTTCCCATTTTTGTGCAAGAATTTGTGCTTCTGTTGGTTTATCCAAACTTTCATTATATTCTGCGATTTCTGTATCAGTCATTTCAACTAATACACCATTGAAAAATTTTTTCATTAGCTTTCTTTGTATTTGTAAAGGACTATTTTAGTCTCTGAAGTATAACTAGCTCCAAAGATATCTTGTAATGTAAATCCATTAACTTTAGCATAAGTATCAGTTTGGTTAGAATCATTATTTGTGTTGTTAGCGAGTGACTTATCACCAAAGCCAGTTACCCAACCTTGATAATCATTAGTTGTATGACTATCAGATAAATCACCATGAGCATAAAATCTCCAAAAAAGCCAAGATTTCTTACCAGTATATAATTCTAAAATTCCACTATGAAAAGAAGGATTATGACCAGGGTATATACTCCATGCATCTTGTTGCTTATAACCACTATATTCTGGACTCCTACCAACATTTGAACCATAACTAGCAGACGAATAAAAGGTAAGTTTATTTACATATCCTCCTTGACAATCAGAATTATTATGAGGTGATGAACTGTTATCTACATGTGGTTTGACCATCAATGCAGAACCAGCAGAGTAAGATAATTCTGAAAGAACAATTTTATATACACGATCATATTCTAAACCTGTTTCTACTATGGTAGATACGTTAGATGATGGTTGAATTGTTTTAACATATTCTAATGCTCCACCACCACCAGGTACTGTTATTGTTTTGGTTGTTCCAGTACCAGATGCAGTGACACCAGCACCAACAAAATTCAAAGTAGTTCCAGCAGTAGATAATGAACTTCCTTCTTCTTGTACAGTTACACCGCTAGAAACACCAGTTAATGCAGAGCCATCACCACTGAAAGCAGTGGCAGTACACGTTCCAGTAACGGTTACCCCTGTGCTTGTCGTGGTTAATTTAGCGGATGCACTGTGTTTTAAAGAGACAGAAGAGTCAGACGCAAGTGATATTGCATCATCTGTACTTTGCCTAGATTGTATATCATCTACTTTTAATGTTGACATAATACTTAAATGTACATTGTTTTAAGTTTACCCTCCTTCAAGGGTTTTTACTCTAGCTGATAACTCTTTTATAGCATTAACAAGGATTGGTACAAGTCTTTCGTATTTCATTCCGTAGCTCATACCATCATCTGTAAGGTTAAGTATTAATGAATCATCATTGTTCGTTCCATAGCCGTTAGCCTGTTCCACTGCAAGTGCTTCCTGTGCTAAGAAACCAATATGTAGTCTTTGTCTTTTCTTTGATCCATCTGGTGTACCGTAAGGCTCTTCATCTGTTCCATACCAAGTTCTTCTATCCCATCTGTAGGTTACTGGTCTTAAAGCTTCAATCCAATCTAAACCAATAGTAAAACTTGTTACATCTGTTTTATCCCTAGCATCTGAAGAGGATATTGAAGTATCTGCACAATATAAATTTTGTATGCTGTTATTGCCTAGAACTACATTGTTTGAACCTGTTGTGATTTGTCCTGATGGACTAGAAGAAAAACCAGTGTAATAACCTAAAAACAAATTGTTTTCACCAGAAGTGGTGCGTTCGCCTGCATAGTGACCAAGAGCAGTATTATAAGCACCAGTTACATTTTGTAAAGTATAAATACCAACTGCCGTACAATTAGCACAACTAGCACTTAGCATTGCATTGTTTCCAATAGCTGTGCAATTATTTGTTGTTGCATCTGCTCCAGTTCTATATCCTATCAATATATTCTCGTAGCCTGTATTGTTTTCACCAGAACTTCTACCAACATACGTATTGATATATGAAGTTGTACCATCATGACCAGATTTATGTCCAATATAGGTGTTGTAATATCCTTGAGTTGTTGCTTTGCCAGCTTCAAAACCAAAAAATGTATTTTCAGCTGATTGCCAACTTTCACTTGCACTTAAATCTAAATTAGTACCAGCATCAGTGCCACCTAAAGTATTTTCTTTAGAATCAGAACTTACACCGCCACCAGTAGAAACATCTGCATATTTCAACTGTCCTACAGCATTATTTCCACTACCAGTTATACTATCAACCTTTAAAAACTTACCAGCCTCAATATTATTATCTGGCAGAATCATTGTATAGCTTTGACCAGCACTATGATTCGGAGATTTTATCTTTACACCATGTGATTGTGCAGAGCAGTTTAACTGGAGCATTGCATCATCTCCACCTGCACCCTTTACTTCTAACTTACCTGTACCATTAGGAATAATTCTTACATTTCCATTACTGGTATCAGTTTGAATTTCATCAACAATAACTTTTGACATAATTTTTAAATAAGAAACAAGTTAAACAAAGGTCATAGTAGAGTTTGCACTCACTGTTAGGGTAGCACCAGAAGCAATAATCATAGGACTAGCTGCTACATAATTAAAGTTTGCTGTCGTAGAAAAACTGTTATCCATTTGATTCTCTGCTTCAACAAATAATTTTTCATTACTAGCACCTGCTAATGATGATGGTAAGTTGGTTAAGTTTGCACCACTTATTGCTGGTAGTGTACCAGTTATATTAGCTGCTGGTATTGATGTTAAGTTTGCTGCTGAAGCTGCTGGTAATGTAGAAGGAAATCTAGCATCTGGTATTGTTCCAGAATCTAAATTTGAAGCATTACCTGATGTGAATCCTCCTGATGTTCCTGTTGTATCTTGATTTAAAGTATTAACAGAGAATGTAGTACCAGTAAGTGTTAATCCAGAACCAGCAGAATATGTTGTATTAGTATCAGTAGTCTGATCTACCCAGCTAGTACCACCCGATCCATCTGACTTTAAGACCTGTCCGTTAGATCCATATCCTGATGGTAAGGTGTAAGTGATATTACCAGAAAAATCAGCATGAGCAGGGGCTTTTATACTTGCATAATGAGCATTACTTACTTCACAGTAAAGACGTAACTCAGATTGTGAACCTGTATTTTTTATACCTAAAATACCACTTGATATAAACTTACTATTCATATCCAAGTCACCACCTAGTTGTGGTGTTGTATCACTTACTAAATCAGTAATATATCCAGCACCATTAGTAATCGCATTATTGTTTAGAGATATATCTGCTGAACCATCAAAGGCAACCCCAGCTATATTTCTTGCAGTAGTAAGCGTAGCTGCTGATCCTGTAGTGTCTTGGTTTAAGGTTGCTACCCTAGCTGCTGCTAAAGTTCCGCTTGAAATGTTATCTGCATTAGTAGTATCAGTTGTTGCTGAAGTTGCCAATGCAGTGCCATTTACTGTGATTGCATCTGCTTCTAACGTACCATCAACATCAACATCACCAGAAATATCTAAACTAGCTGCTGTAACCGCCCCAACTGTTATAGCTGGTGTACCTGATAGTCCTGTAGCGTTACCAGTTAAAGCTCCAGAAAAACCTGTTGCAGTTAACACTCCTGTAGAAGAATTAAAAGTTAAGTTTGTTCCTGATTTAGGGGCTAAGTTACCTGTTGCATCTGTTGTAAAAAGTACATTGCAACTTGTATCAGAAGATTCATCAGTAACAGTTATGTTTGTTGCTATTGCTGCTGTACCAGTGTAATTACTAGCTGATAATATTTGTGTGCCAGCAGCTTTTATAACCTTGCCTGATGCAAGATCTATATTTTCTGAACTTGTCCAACTATCTGTTGTATCTGCCCATTGAAAAGTTTTATCAGTTGCTCCCTTTAAAGTTAAACCACCTCCATCAGCAGTTGTATCAGTAGGAGTTGATACCTTACCAATCTCAATATTTTTATCTTCTACTGTCAGAGTAGTTGTATCTATTGTAGTAGTCGTTCCATTTACAGCTAGATCTCCGCTAACAGTCAAATTACCGCTTATAGTTCCACCAACTAACGGAAGTTTACTTGTTATAGAACTATCAGTCGCAGTGATATATCCAGCACCATTGGTGATTGCGTTATTATTTAAAGTAATATCAGCAGATCCATCGAAAGATGCACCAGCTATAGTTCTTGCATTAGCTAATGTTGTTGCTGTAGTAGCTGCAATACCAAGAGCATCTATATCTGATTTTGTTTGATCTGCGGTAGCACCATCTTCTACGTTTATCATGGTGCGTAAATTTTCTGGAGTTAACTCTTCTACTACACCTGCACCAGCGGAGTCTCTTCCTAAAATCCTGTCTGTAGCTGATACGTTTTGTATCTTGGCATAAGTTACAGCTTGATTAGCAATAGTTAAAGCTGTTGCACCTGTCACATCACCTGTGTGGGTGGCATTAGTAACCTTTGCAGTATTCGCTGCTATTTCTGTGTTTATTGAGTTAGCTAGTTTATCTGCTGTTACCGCATCATCAGCTATCTTATCTGTGGTTACTGCGTCATTAGCTATTGTTAATGCAGTCGAACCAGTGACATCACCTGTATGTGTTGCATTAGTAACTTTAGCTGTATTTGCTGCTATAGCTGTATTAATAGAGTTAGCTAACTTAGCATCAGTAATAGCATCATCAGCTATTTCATCAACTGTTAACTTGTCTGATTGTAAAAGAGTTTTTATTTCAGAGGCTGTTTGGTCATCACGAGCATTATTATCTATATTGTCTAATTTTTGCTTATCACTAGCTGACATAGAACCAGCAACAGATGTTGTAGCTGCGGAAATACTTATAGTTGGAGTCGATCCACCTGATGAACTTATTGGTGTAGAACCTGTAACTGAAGTCACCCCACCAGCAGACCCAGACGTAGCAGATGTTATCCTTCCCTTTGCATCAACTGTAATATTTGTATTTGTATAACTACCAGCAGTGACAGAGGTGTCTGAAAGTTTTGCATCTGTTACAGAATTGTTAGATATTTTAGAAGCGGTAATTGAGTCGTCTGCTATTTTTAAAGTTGTGATTGCATTATTATCAACAGTAAAAGTCGAGCCAGAGTTACTTACAACAATATCTCCCTTGTCTCCATCACTTATCGCTCCGTCTGCCCCATCATTTCCTGGTATCCCTTGAATCCCTTGAATCCCTTGAATCCCTTGGATTCCCTGATCTCCTGTATCACCTTTATCACCTTTTGGTATAGAAAAATCAAAAGTTGCTGCATTAGATGATCCAGAATTTGTAACAGTCGCAGAAGATCCAGCAACACCAGTAGTAACTGTTCCAACAGCAATAGTCGCAGCAACACCGTCAGCACCGTCAGCACCGTCATTTCCAGCAACACCTTGTATTCCCTGACTTCCAGTATTTCCAGTGTCTCCTTTCGGTATCGTAAAATCTAATATTGCTGCTGTTGTAGTACCGCTATTAGTAACTGTTGCAGAAGAACCAGCGTTACCTGTAGTTACTGTACCTATTGCTACTGTTGCAGAACCTTCCCCTTGTGGCCCTGGAACTCCATCTGCTCCTGGAATACCTTGTACTCCTTGAGTAACAATTTCTACAATTGTTATAGGATTTGATGAACTCATGTTGTGTAACCTTGACTTACAAATAGTGTACCTTCTAAATAATACATTTTATCTCCACTAGGATCTGTTAACAAAACATCATATTGTAATTCATCTACTAAAAATGTTGCAGTATCAGTATCAGTTAGTTTTAAATCTACAGTTCCATTAGCTCTATCGGTATAGGTTACGCCAAAATCAGCATATTTAAATGTTCTTTCTTTATTCCATACTTCAGCATCAACAGTAAAACCAGTAATATTAACAGCAGTGCCATTAGCGTCCTTAAATATAAGACGCATGGGAAAGTCGGCTCTACGTTGGATCGTGAAGTTTTTAACAGCAGTTTTAGCGGTCATTGTTTAAGCCTCAAGAGCAGCCACTTTAGCTTCTAATGTTTCTATTTTAGCAACTGCCTCTTGTAATGCTTTCATTAAATAAACAACCATTCCAGATGGGTTAAACATATATTTACCTTCGTCATTCTGTGGATATGCCTCTGGAAAACTATCAACAACTTCTTGTGCTATAAAACCTTTATCTTTTTTAGCAGTATCTTCTTGATGTAAATAATTATATTTTTGGGGATTCAAACTTTTAAATAGATCCAAAGTATTTTCATTCCAATTTTCAAAATTCTTTTTCAGTGTCCTGTCTGAAACATTTGTATTAAAATTTGTAGTACTGCCAGTAGTTGTATTGATAGATCCGCAAAAAGTATTATTTGACTGAAATTCTACTAAATTACCTGTTGCGTATGGATTTAAACGATTTATAAACAAAGGTGTACCCCATCCATTGTTATTTTTAACAAGTGCTAACCCATCAAAATAATTCTGAATATTACCTTGAGCATCATAGTATTGTTGAACATGAAAACTTGCACCAGCAGTTGTCAAACTATTAGATATTTGTTTGCTGTTAGAGTTTAAAGCTCCAACCGCACTTATAGACCATTGTGTCAGAGAAGATTTTTCTAACTGTAAATTTGAATTAGGCGTTCCACCCGTTTGAAACAAGATCCCGCCACTACTACCTGTTTGAGAATTTATAACTAAATTTTGAGCAGTATTAGAATCCGATCTGTGATGTAATAAGGAATTACCATCTACACCTGCCTCCCTAAAAAGCCTTAAACCAAAATCATGTCCAACAGCATTAGTTGATAAATTGGAGGTTACAAGATCAATATAAGCAGCTTTACTGTCAGAATTAGTTACTATATTTAAAATTGCATCAAGATTATCGTTTTTGCTTATAGTAAAATCTTTTCGTGAGATATTTAGACCGTTACGAAATTCAAAAACATCTGTACCACCACAACTTACACCAAGAATATCGCTACTTACTCTATATAAACCAGTATCAATATCACCATCAAAAGCTATATCTGGTGCAGAAGCAAGACCTCCACTATTAGCTAGAAACTGACCTGTCATAGGAGCAGATGTACCACCTGATCTTGGTAATAAGCCTAAATTAGGTTGGTCAATATTTCCTACAGTTGTAAAACCAAGAGTAGATTTTTTTATTTTTACTTCTTTAGTATCACTTCTCAAAAACCACATTCCTTGGACACATTTACTTTCAGCTAAATCTGAGCCTGATTCTGCACTCAAACCTTGCAACGCCAATAAACAAGCCTCAATATCTTGCCTAACTGCTTGTCCAGACGCATTATCAATAATAAAATTAGCTACTGAAAGACTCATTTCTCAACTATATTTACGATCATTTTACACACCTTTACCAAAACCAACAGCATTGTATGTAAAACTTCTATTAACAATACTACCACTATTAAAAAAGGTAACTGTAAAACTAGTGCCAGATAAATTAGTAATCGTGAAATGATCCCCTGCTTGTGAATTTTGCGGAGATATACTAACTGAAGGTTTAGGAACTGATTCTGTACTTGAAGTTCCAGTAAAAAATGGTTTTGTAAATGTCACCTGTTTTGCTATACCACTGCCAGAAGGACTTGCTACATTGCTAGAGTAAAGTAATGTGGATTGTTCAGTTCTTACAGGCATTTCTGCTAAATAACCTAATTCTTGTACAACTACATTTTGTGCAGAGTCGGTAGTTTCTAATAAAGCTTGAAATTTAAATCCTCTTCCTTTAAAAGTACCATTAGAAAATTCAGTAAATTTAGTAAAGGTTGCTGAAGAACTGTTTGGATCATCATTAGTAGTGCTTACAAAAATTTTTGATATAGCATTTTCAGCCAAATCTCCATCCCAATCAGGAAAACTATCTACTAATCCAACTCTGTCATCCCACAAGCTTGACGGGAAGAAGCCAGCACCTCGCAACTGCCTTCTTAAATTTAGTGAGAAAACACTTCCTAGATCTAAGAAATCTTTAAAGTCGTAAGTACCATTCAAACCTTTTAAAACTCTTACACTTCCTACAGTACTTGCTGAAACAGTTGACTCTACAGTAAAAGAATTTCCACTAACGCTCTTAATTGTATATTTACCACTTTTTGCATCTCCTGTAAAAAAATCAAAGTCTTTCGTTTGACCTACTACCAATCCATGACTATTAATATTACAAGTAATAGTTATACCTGACTGTGTATAAGTACCATTTATTACAAGAGATGGATTAGTAATTATAAGACCACCTTTATTGGAACTATACTGTGTATTACTAAACAGGTTAAGGTTGTTATTATTAAAATTAAATGGAGGATTATCATTATGTTCTCTATCATTTTTAACCAAAATCGAATCAAAAATATCTACAAGTTCTAATTCAACTCTTGCTGCTGTTGCACTAAACTGACCTGTATCATCTTGAAACTTAACAAGATATGTACCTGGTAAAGCTGGGACTATCACTTCTGTCGTGTTACCTGGTGCTGCATCTACAATATTTTGACCTGATGCAAATGTAGCTGCGTTTCCTGTCTCCGCAGTATGTCTTATAAATACCGAACCACCATACAAAACATCAACTGCACTTGATTGAGTAAAAGTTATTCTTGCAAGTTTTTCATCAATCGCTTCTATAGCAAGATTTAATACATCATCTGGTCTTCCTGTTTTTCCCTCTGTTGGAATATTTCCTTCTAAAGCATTAGCTGATAATTTATTAGTTGCACTAATTGAATATATTTCAAAATCAATACTTCCTTTTTCTGTATCTAACAATTCAAAATCATTACTTACAACATCAATACTCTTAAAATTATCAACACCACCTGCATCTCTTCTTATCCTATAATTTACTTTATATCCCGCTGGCCCTTGAGGTATATCATAATAATTACCATCATCTGCAACTAATTGTTTAGAAGGCTCTTTCCAACTTACAATTAATTTACTACGAGCAATTCCGTTTATAACTATTAATGTTTCTTCAGCTTGTAAATTTGAAGGTGAATTTAAACTTTGATCTAAAATACTTATATTTCTTACAGGTAATGCTTCATTATTTTCAATATAATTATATTTACCGTCAACATAAGTTAGTGCTGTTATAGAATAATTTACCTCATCTTCTTCTTCTACCTGTATTACTCTAAATAATTGTGATTGTAATTCTGTACTTGAAAGTAAATATGGTGAACTAACATTAGGTACTTGAGACAATGAGGTGCTTAAAGTTAAAACTGCACCATTGATATTTGAAATACTTCGTTCTTCAACTGTTCCATCGGGTAATATGACACTAATTTTAGGAGACTGATTTAATGATGGCAGTGTAGTATTTGATGGTGAATCTATAGTTATAGATGTTGTTGTAGCTGCAACTATACGACCACCTGTTCTCGCCCCTGCTCTAACAGGATCATTTATTTCAATAACAGCACCTGGCCTTACTAATAAACCAGAATCAATAGATGTTGTAAATGTAACTGTCTCTGATTCAAATTCTTCAGCAAATTGTATTGCCCTAGCAAGTCTTACTGCTTGATTCCTAGATGTACAAGCAAATGCTTTAACCTGTTTAATACTAGTTCCAAATTTATTTTGTCTATCAATATCTGCTTGTTTTGCATTTGCTCCAATAATATCATTTCCAACAATTTCAAAATCAATTTCTTGTGAGTCCATATTGAAATAACTAACAGAAATAATAGGATTTCTTTGCTTTGCACTACTTCCTTGATAAACAAAACCTTTCTCACCTACATTTGCAAGATTAAATAAATAACTAGCAGTTTTTTGCTCGTCTTGAGCCAAACTTATAGAACCAGCAGACCATATAGGCATAGCCCTCATACAACTTGCTAACTCGTTTATTGCAGTAAAAGCTTCTTTGGGATTTTGTATATTAACATTACATGAAAATCTTGCCTCTTTAGCACCAGTATTTGAACCATCATCAACTAAAAAATTTGCAAATTTAGAAGCAGAATAAAAAGTAAATAAATCTATATTAGAAAAAAGTGTAGAGTCATTTGTTTGATCTGGTGCAATGTGATCTCCAAGTCCATATCTTTTGTTAGTCAACAAATCAAGCAAAATCATCGCAGGGCAAGTTGTCCATGTTGCAGCTTGCATTGTTCCGTTAAAAATATAACCATTTGGATAATGTATAAATCCAAAACTTGATACTGTACCTAAATTTAGTGCATTTGCGTCTGCTTGATTTTTAACTACTTGCGGAGTTCCAGAATTATTTGCTCCCGCACCTGGTATTCTAACTTTTATTCCACGAACTCTAAATACTCTTTTTGGAATTGCACTAAATAATGCACTATCTAATCTTAGACCTGTATAAGCACTATTATTATAAGTCTCAACTCTATCAAAAACTCTTTGTATATAAACAAATTTAAATCTATCCGTTTTTAAACCACCTACTTCTTGATCGTCAGTTATTCTTTTTACTATTACATCTATAGGGAAACTTCCTGACAATGGAATCCTATGATCTCTACTAAAAGCATCTGCACTCCTACCGCTTACAGTTGCTCTTATCTTTTCGTCTGCATTTTGTTGATTAGAAGCTTTTGTAGATATTGTATATTCAACACTTAATCCATTTATATCTCCCTTTTTAGTAACCTCTTGCAATACAGGCCAAGTTAAAGTAACTATCACCGCATCACAAGCTTGTGTTATTTGTTTCACAACACCATTAGAAGGTTGATTATTAGCATCTAATTTTGTAACAAAAGTATTTGGAGATGCAACTTCTGGTGATCTTATATCAAGTGGAATACCTGTTAATCTAGTTTGAGTAGCCTCTCCAAAACGTGTTTTAAATGTAATATCGTCTTTTGGAAAATTAAAATCTGTATTAGAGGGATTTGTATTACTTGCAGTTGCGTTTAAAATTGGAGTATCATCTAAAAAAACATCTTTTAGAGCAGCATTGTTATAAGCTATTGAAGTTCTATCAGTAATACCATCTCTTGATGGAGTAGCGAAACCTTCTATTTCACCTTCAGATATTAAATCTTGTAATGTTGCAAATTGACGGCTATGTAAATTATCAGGAGTAATTTTTGGCTCTCTACCTCCACTCCCTGCACCTCTAATTAATTTTCTTTTGTTCATCATTAATCTGATTCCACTTGTACTTGATTTGTATCAATAGCTGCACTTATAACTATGCTACCTGTGAACATTTCACCATATACTATTGGAACACTTGTCCCTGCTCTACTTGTATTTTGTAATCCATTAAAGCTAAAGGATAAACGAGGATCATCTTCTGGTACATCAGGCTCTTCTATTGGAAACAATAATGAACTTACACCATTAAGAAGTAACATCCCTCCTACTGCTAATGCCCCTTGAGCAAGAACATTAGCACTATTCATTGCAAAACCTGTTTTTAAACTAAAAGTTATAGGACTAAATAATACTGCTCCAGTAATCAAAGCAGCACCTAAAATAATGTTTCTTAAAGCATCTCCCGCCCCACTTATAACTGGAACTATGTGTATGTCTTCTTTCCCCGATGGATAATTAATTTCTTCTTCTGAAATTAAATAATTTCCAATTTTAACTTGATAATATTGTGAACTCATATATTTTTCGAGTTGAGGAAAATTATTTATTAAGAAACTTACAGCTTGCCCAACAGTATTGACTTTTACATCAAACTCATCAATACCAATAAATTCAGCAAGTTTGCCATGTAATTTTAACTTACGAGACATAACGATACCTTTTTCTACTACATTTTAACAACCACTGAGAATATGGCTCTCTACAAGATAATCTATCTGTTAAATGATGTATAACATCTCCATCAAAAAATAATGCAACATGATTTAAAGTATGATATCTAATAGCCATTAAAATAACATCTCCATTTTCTAATTTTTCATTTTCTTCTAACTCTCTAAAACCTGTTTCTGTAGCATATTTTTCAAATACTGGATTATTTAAAAATTCATGAAAATGCAGAGGTCTTTCATAATCTTTTAAATCTATATTTCTTTTTTCTTTATACCAATCTCTTATTAATGCCCAACAATCTGTAATACCCCAAACCCAAGGTCTTCCAAGTAGAGGTGGTTTATAACCACAAGGTTCAAAATATGACCATTCTTCAGAAACAGGATTCACAATATACCAAGGAAGCCCATGTTCCTCACAACTAATCTTGTCAGCTTGACTTGGTGTTGGTGGCATATTTGGATGGCTATGAAATACAGCTACTATTTCCCCAAGTCCTTCAGCTTTTAAATAATCATCAGGATCTAATGTAAAACAATCGTGTTGAGAAAATGCAATATTTCTACAAGGTATATATTTCTCCTTTCCTTTTACGTTAATAATTAATCCCACTGCCTCTTTTGGGTTTTCTTCTTTTGAATGTTTTAATGCATCACTTTGCCAATTCATTACTTAAATGTACCTACGGCTGGAAAATCTACACGAGTACATTTTCTTTTTGGAATTTTAACACCCATTAAATCTGTAGGAGAACTTAATTCAAATTCAACAACTTCACGACTTTCAACTGATTTACGATCAATAAAGTAAATTTCTCTTGGAAATTCTGCTGTTGGATCTGCTGTTGAATTTTGTCCATTTGCAAAATTAGAAGCATCTAGAAATTTTACTAATGTACGAACTCTTGTTAATGTAGCTCCTGTCAAATCATTACCTGTAGTTGTTTTATTAACAGTTAACAAAATTGATGAAATAAGACCTGTAGCATTACTAACTACTAATTTAGGTCTTGGGATTTTTCCCTTTTGAAATCCAAATCCTGATGCTTGAACAGGGAATCTAAAATAATCAATACCTTGCCATCTAATTTTATTATTTGCATTTAAATTTGAACCAGAATGAAAATAAAATTTGTTACTTAAAACAAAATTATTTTGACCTGTCACATCCTCAACCTCAACAGAATTTGTTCCTGATGAAGGATAATGCAAACCTTCTTTAAGTGTAATAATAAATAATTCGATTATTCCTGATGGATTTAAAGATTGTATATCTCCAAAAGTACTACTAAAAGAAACATATCTAACTGTATTATCATAAACAGTTTCTCCTACAGTTTTTGACCAATTTGGCTCTGTAGATCCTGTAGAGCCTGATTGTATAACTCTAAAAAATAATCCATTATTCCTAAGTGAATCTGTTGGAGCAATAACAGTATTCAAACTTAAACTTGTATTAGCAGTCCAAGTGTTAGTCATAGTTAACTAGGTTCAAACACTTGAGTAAATGTAGCTGTAATTGTTGCTCTATTAGGTATATCCATGTTTTTATTCCATTTTGGGCATTTAAAATGCATAGAACTAGATTCATTATGTGGAGTATAAGTAAAGCTTTCACCATCTAAAGCACGATCATCAAGAAAATTTTCAATAATATCACTTTCTGCCTCTGTTATATTTTTCCACACAAAAGTAAAGACTTTTGGATTTTGGTGTTCTGGTATGCCAAAAATAATTCGATGCTCATATCCATCTGCAAAGCGAATCGTGCGTGTTAAAGGTTGTGAGCTTTTTTTTACAGGATAACTAGGGTCTGGAGCATTAGGTGGAGTTGGGAATGGTTGAATAGTCATGACAATAATCCTCCTGGTCTTTGCTGTTCAATTAATTCTGATTGTATTGCTGCTGATATAAGGCGACCAAGTTCCCTACCTTGCTGTTCATCACCTTCAACAGAACTACCAGAAGCATCTACATTAACAACAACATTAGTTGTACCACCACCTTGTGCAATAACACCTAACTTTCCACCTCTACCTCTTTGCAGTGGTAGTATAGCTTCTGGGCCAGCTTCTCCCATAAGACCGATCCCTCTCGAAAAACCAAAAATTTTAGGTTTATTTACAATACCACCTTTTGCGTAAGGAATTATTTGATTTGAAGCAAATGCTGCGCCTTTGGCAAAATTAGCATTTGGATCATCAAAATCTAATGCGTTTAAACCTGATCCAGTGCTTACACCTCTAATTGTTTTACTACCTCCTCCACCAAATAAATTTCCAAAACCTCCAAGTAAGGGTGATATTATTTTTGACCTAATAAATATTCTAGTAATGTCAGAAATTATAGATCGAGCAAGTTTTTTAAAGTTTAATGTTCCAGTTTGTACAAATTCAACTAAACTATCTTCAAGTTTTTTAAATGTATTTACAAAAGAATTTGCTATTTGTGTATTAACATCTCTAACTGATTCTGCATACTTATCTAAAATAGATTGTGCTTTTTTAGATTGATCTTCTGTTAATGATGGTAAACCCTCTGTTGTTGTATTAGCTCCACTACCTTCTCCAGCTTTAGGTGGTTGCCCCCCAATTCTAATTGAATTTAAAAGAGCCATGTCTTTATCAAGGTTTGTTTGAAAGTCTTTAAAACCTTTTTGAGCTATTAAAAATGCTTTATCTATCCTACCAACAGCAATATTATTAATAATATCAACCATATCCACTAAAATTCTTACTAAGGTTCTTGCAAGAGCTACTGTTGAAACTAAGAAGCCACCAAAAACTTTTATAGTTTCAGTTAAAGCAACAACAGCACCTTCGTTTCCTTGAAAACCAAGAAGCATTTCAGAAAATTGTTTTTGCAGAGCAGCTCCAATAGGAATTAAATCTCTACCTATTGTTATTGATAAATTCTGTATTTGTGTTTGTAATCTTTGACCCGCATCTGCTGATGAATTTGCCACCCTTTCTGCTGTCTCTGCAAAATCAATATTTAATTTCTGTGCGAACTTAATAACTTGATCTAATCCAACTGTTCCATCCCTTAAGTCTTTTTGTAATTTCTGCAAACTACTACCATTTGCTTCTGCAAATTTTACAACTGCACCTGCCAATCTTTCACCGAGCTGGCCTTGCAGCTCTTCTGCCGACACCTTACCTTTACCAAATATTTGGCTCATTGCTCTTATAGCTGATTGCACATCTTCTGCATTACCACCAGTTGCCTTAATTGAGTTAGAAACACCTTCAAAAACAACTTGAGCATCCTCAATAGACCCACCCGCACCTACAACAGATGCAGCTAAAGTTGTAAATTGTTTAGTTGATGCTGCTATAGGTACATTTAATCTTTTAGATGTATTAGCAATTATTTCTAAACCTTTTTTAAAATCTGCTTCTGTTTTAACTGCTCCTCTCAATGCTATTTCTAATTTCTGTACTTGTGATGCTTGTATCGCAGCTTGTTTAGCAAACTGAACTCCACCTGCTACAGCATCAACAGCAAGACCAATTCCTGCTCCTTTTACTGCACCTTTAAAGCCACTGTCAGCAAAACCTGCAATTCCTCCAATTTGTGCAGAGCTTGGTAAGAATCTACCAATAGCACCACCTAAAGCAGCACGACCACCTTTTCCTAAAAAAGCAAATCTTTCCTGTTTTTTAGATGCACTAGTAAGTTGATTCATCTTATTTTTTGCTTGCTCTAAAGCAACACTTAACTGTTTATAAGCTTTGGTGTTAATGCCAACATTATCTTTTAATCTCGTTAATGCACTGATTTGACCTCTTAACGCATTAGTGCTTAATTTTGTATTGCCATGAAATTTAGTTAAACCTTTTACAACTTTATCTACCTCTCTTGCACTTAACTTAACTGTACTTTTGAATTTATTAAAATCTTGACCAAGACCTTTAACAGATTTAAAACCTTTTAAATCTAATAAAAGCGTAATTTTATCTACTGACTTAGCCATTACTTTTTATCCTTATTTATCTCAACAAGAGCTACAGATTCCATAAGTTGTAAGCCCTCTAACATCTCTTGTCTGTTTTCTACATTGTATAGGTCAAATAGTCCGCCAGCAAGCAGTAAGACCTCGTATTTTAATCCTACTACACCTCCAAAAGACATTTCCCATTGTGTATTCATTCTTAAAAACATCATAACAATATCCCAATTTTCATCAAATACTTCAAACTCATCTTTCTCTTCTGGTTGCTTCTCTATCTGAATACCAAAAGCCTGTGCATCTTTTAAGGTATCATCAATTACTGGTTTGCCACCCGAAGCCCAGTATTTAGTGGCATCAATTAGTTTCCCACTTGAGCATTACTGTAAAAATCTTTAAATGCGTCTAATACACCCGCTACAAAATCTGTATCTTCAGAAAAATCTTTTAAATTTTCTTGATTAAATTCTATAGGTGTTCCATCTTCTTCATTTACATCTTCCCAACCAACTAAAACTTTTTGAAGAGCATCATATTCAGTTGCTTCTTCAAAATTAGTAAGTTCTGTTCTTGATAAACGAACAAATTTGCCAATAAATTTAGTAGTTTCAAACTCTCCTATTTTTGTTGTAGATGGAGTCTTTACATTTACAGGCCAAGAATAAACTTTAGTTTTCTTTCTTACAAAAGGCATAAAAACAGATATATACTCTTCTACTTTAACTCAGTAGTCAATACTTATTAAGTAAAGACTAATGAGAGTTCGTTTCCTGATGCACTTGGAACTAATGTGTAAGGAATCTCTAACATTTGAATACCATCAGTTTCTCCGTATGCAACATCACCAATATCGACTTTGGTGCTTGAGAAAGTAACAATATTACCTGCTGTTGTTCCATGAGTAATGCTTAAGTTACCTAAAGATGAATCAGTTAAGGCTGCGGCAAAATAATCTTTAGAGCTAAGTGCAACAGCTTCTATTGAGACAGATCCACTAGCTGCTCTATCAGTAATAATTACTTCTTTTGTACCACCAACCAACTCACGATAAACAGTTGAATTACCAAGATCCATTGATAACGACATCAACGCTGCAGAGAAAGATAATAATTGAAAACTTGTAGTATTACCATTCTTAAAAACTAATGGAGTTGCTTGATCTCCATAAGTAACTGATGGCAATGCAGAATCATCAGGTGCATTATATATGCCAGTAAAAGTAAAATCAAGAGAAGGTATTTCTCCAACAGAAGCATTGAGAACAACTGTTCCTCTTGCTCCTGTCACTTTATGCCTAACACCATCAGTGTTGTAGTGAATAGTAACTGAGCTAAAACTACTTGAAACAGGGGCGTAAGTTACAGATGTTCCGCTTGCTACAGTCTCGCTAAGACCGCAAGCCTTAAGGGCTGCTCCGTATCTAGGGGCTGTACCTGCTGCCCCACTGCCAGCAAGTTCTACGCTAAAACTTACTTCAACTGATGTATTGGCTAATAGCTGTTCTGATGCTCCTAAAAAAGGTCTTACAACATCTCTATTAACAACATCACTTGATTGTGGTGTAATACTTAAATCTCTAACGAGAACAACATCTGTTGCTCCTGGGTTGGGGTCAGTTCCATAAGAGCTTTCCGCTTCAATCAGAATTACTCTCTTTCTTGTCAGTAATGGCATCTTTAGTTACCTCTTTAGGTGGTTCTGCTTGTGTAGTTTGTTGTACTAGCTTTTTTTTGCCAGTTTTAGGGTCAAGTATGTAAGTACCGCCCTCATTTGGAATTTCATACTCCATAATAGACAATCAAGGTTGTTAGGGTAATAGCCTTATTGTAATTCATGTTGATAAATCGTTATAAGTTGATCTGTAATCTATTTCAAAATCGCAACTAACTATACCCGCAGGCTGATCTGTATCAAAAGAATCAAAGATTGTAGTAGATGGCCTGACATCTAAACTCAATCCTCCAAGAGTAGGATCTGAAACAATTTTTGTATGTAAACTTTCAACTGTCGGATCTGCTGTAGTATCAGGTGTTTCTGACCTTACAATAACAACAACTCTAATTCTTAATGTCCAATCAAGTTTTAAATAAGTTGCACTATTTATAGTTGGCTCATCACTAACAAATTCAATAACAATACTTGGTGTTTCTGATCTTGCAATAGCTGTTGCTCTTGATCTATATATGCGAGTTCCTACACCTGTTGTTCCAGTAAGATTTGTTTTTATCTTTGCTAATATTTGTTCCCTTTTACTTGTCATATCACACCTTCATTAATGAAATAACTGATAAACTACCATCATCTATTTTCCTAGCACTTCTAACTTTATATTTAATATCATCTACTTTTAATTCTGTATCAAATTCTAAACCACCTAAGTCAGAAGTTTTTACTGTTAATTCGTAATCAGTAGTCAACACACGATCATCTGCAACAATTTCGTCAGGCATTTCTAAAATACCTTTATAAGTAGCATTTTTATAAAATACATCTACTTTAAAATCATTAAAAAATGAATCTAAATCTTCAGTAAAAGCCATAAGAAAAAGCCCCGTATTGGGGCTGTATTTTTTTTAACCGTATTTTTTAGCACCAACGAGTGAGATTCCATATACAAAAACTGGTGATGAGCCACCAACTGTTTGCACAATCTTAATAAATCTCTTGCACTCATCTTTGTTTACTTCAAGTGTTTGCACTGAAGCTGAATCTGTTACTTGTGTAAAAGTTGCACCAGACAAGTCTCCATAAGTACCACCTGTTTCATCAGAGTCTTGAACTTTAATGTCTAAGGTTGGTGATGAGCCTGTACCCGCTGCACAGTTTAAAACTAGCAATACATCTCCATCAAATTCTTTTAAATCTATAGCACCTGATGTAGCTGTAGCAGTTACAGAAGCAGAAGCTACTGCTGCTGTAATATCTAGCTTTTCTAAGTTAAGTTGATTGATTGCCACTTTGGGTTTCCTCTTTTTTAGGGGTAGTTTTTTTCTTTGCTTTTGGCTTTGGCTTGTCTACATATTTGATAGCCTTACCACCAAGAATTAGCATACGAGCAACATTTTCCTCTACATCAATAGAAGTGCCGACACTCGTAGGAGTGCCAGCAATCATTGTTGATCTTATTAATTCAACTTTCATATTATGTGCCGAAGCAGAAAGCAGTTGGTTGCTTGATAGCGAAATCTACATCTTGTAGAGCCACTATCTTAACTGTACCGCTACCCGCTTTTGTGATTGTATCTACTGTTAGATCTAAACCACTCCACATACCAATACAGAACTGGCTAAAGTCTCCAAACAAGGCATCGTTGTTAACGAGTTGATTTGAAACAATAACTGGATAGCCATTGATTTCATTGTTCTCGAAAACAAACTTACCTGTATTTGAAGCGACTTCTGTACTCTTTAATGCACCTCTCGCAGAAGCATTAATGATGTAGAACATATTTGCCACATCAGCATTTGCTGCTGCTACATCTGTTTCCATTCCGATATACTCAGCGAATGTACCAAATGTAGTAATTGTTTGTGTGCCAACACCAGTTGTATCTTTAATACCTAATGGTTGGTTTGAAGAACCTGTACCATAGATAGCTGCGTTATCTAACTTAGTAGCAATAACTCTTGCAATATCATCTCTAATCATTGACTCAACATCAATGCTTGATTGTAGTAAAAGTCTTCTTGTAAATTCGACCACTCCACCAACAGTTTTTGGTGTCATGTTCACTTGGTCGAACGCCTGTTGGCTCTCGGTAGGCTCAGATCCTTCTCCAACAAAAAATCCAGTAGCACTCTGCGTCATTCTAGGAATCGCAATATTACCAGAAAGTCCTGTAAGCATTGTAGGATTCGCTGCCATTACAGCCATTCT